CAAACGTAGGCAAGCTCAACAAAAAGGTCGTGTCGTTCGGGAAGCTGTTCAGCGTGTTCGCAGTGCAGTCTATCGTCTCCGCACAAGTCGTCGATGAGTTGCAAGTGTTCTTCTACAGCATGAACGAACAGTGCGGCCCTGTAAGCTGTCACTCGATAGCCGAGTTTCCCATAGACATGCAGGTGTTCACTGATCAATACAGGCAACACGTGTTACAGCGCGGCGGCGAACTCATAACTCTTGAAGAATTCCTGCAGCTCGTAGTCAACGCGCAGGTGCTCGATGACAGGGCGATAGGCTACGGCTTACGAACGTACTACGAGCCCTATGATCCCACCAATCGCGATGCGCAGGTGAACAAGAACAAGGAAAAGGACTTTGAGAGCGCGTTGTCGGCGAGGACGCAGAAGTACGGTGCGTTCAAGAAGCCAGTCATCGAGATGTACGTTGAGACTACGCACCAGAAGTCGCCAAGCATGGGTCAGAGCGACATCCTACAACAATTGTCTTATTCCGCAAAAGACGCCACGAGTGAAATTCAGAAGACGTTGAAAGAAAATCAGTTGCATCGCATCATGCGAATTCACATCTACGACAAGCAGGCGAACACCGACGTCGAGGCGAGCCAGTTGCTTCGAAGCAGCGATGGGAGAGGATTTGTGGAACTACCGTCGACTGACTACGCAAAAAAGCTGTTTGGCAACCGATCACTCGGCAACGTGCAGGACACTGCAAAGGCCCTCGGCGTGACGATTCAGAAGCTCATAGACGATCCGACGAGCGGCGTTCAACTTGCACAGGCGACTGACGGCACGCAGGTGAAGAACTTGGTGTCGAAGCTCGTGCCGACGATAACGTATGGGTGCAACGGTACGATGATAACGAAAGCTGAATTAACGAGCAAGTCTGACCCGTTGCTTGCGACTGCAAACATGATGCGCGTTAACACGACGAAGAACACTGCGGCACCGAACGGCAGCGGCGAGGGTGGAATACCGCTTCGTGTGATACCCGCAAGTTTACACGCCGTTATGTTTGGTTGTCCATTGTTGGCACCTGCACAGCGATTGTTTTGGGACTTCGCGACGGGCACGAGCGTTGACAACTTGTACATTCTTACTACGTTGACGCACAATTTGTCTCCTGGAAAGTTTGAAACTACGTGCGACTTCGCGTTCGCTGACGCGTTCGGACGATTTGAGGGCACGCAGACAATTCAACAATTTTTGAGTAGTATAAATCCGGACATTCCGACAATCACAAAGTGATTACAAAAACGGGTACATGTTTTATGTTTTCAACATGTATAACGTCATTCTTTCATACAAAGATATAACAATCTTTAAGGCGGGTCCCGTATCTACTCAAAGCAGCGCTGAAGCACTTCTAATTGCGTGTGTGGGAAAGCAAATGATCGCAGACAGCGCGTCAATCATTGAGGTGGCAGAAAAAGTGACAGTGCCTGAGGGTTACAAGAGCGTTGAGATCGCAGACGATGTCAAGATTTTAATTAAGGAGTCATTGATTGTCGCGGCAACGGGAGTGTCAAACGAAAAGCAACACGCCATAGATGCGTGTAAAAGTGCGAGTGAAGCGATGAAACGACGTAGTGCAGCAATTCTTGACACAGTGATTTCAGAATGTCCTGAACTAAAGACTACGATCAAAGATGTGTCGGGAGGTAACATTGACATTGCCCGCGCCCTTGTCGACACAGCGAAACGCATCAAGAATGAATTTGATTTTTCATCTGAATTTATCGTTGACACGTCTGATGAAAATAAAGCGAATGCCATTCGAATGTTTAATGACGACGGTTCACAAACAGAAATAAAGTTGAACAACGTAAGGCTCGCTCCTGACCTTCTTGAGATTGCGTGTTCACCCGTTAGGGCGATTTTGCCGACCATTCCCACGATCGTAGAAGGCACGTTGCCACACTCGCAGATACCTTCACTTTACGATGAAGGAAAGGGATATAAGTTTGACGAAGTGAGTGGCCACGAGCAAAGTGACGGGTTCGGCATGGATGATGTGGGTGTGGCATTACCTCTCGCTTGTGCTCACCATCACGTGTGATTATTCTCTTTATACAAATTGAAACTCATAATGTAATTTACGTTCTCTTTGACAAGAAAGGTTATCCCCTCGTGGGATGACATGAATTGTTGTACAAATTAATCAATATTGATTAAATATTAAACAAGTGATCCTAACGTTTAAAGTCAAACACAAGTTGCAACTTGATCATTCTCTTTTTGAAAACGCAGTCAAGGTTGCACAGTTTGCTTTTGAATACGGTTCTTGTTCAACAAAGTCTGTCAAGCAATTTGGATTAAAATCTGAGATTGCAAATCAAATCATCAGAAAGTATGGAAAAAGTAAAACGATCAAGAAAGTTAATCCAAAGAAAGTCAAACTAACCATTCCTGGACAGAATGTCAAAGTTGATCTCAAGAACAAAACAATTCGACTTCCTTGTCTTAAAAGTTCTTTCAATTTTTGGTTTCGCACAGACTTCACAAAGGTAAATCAGATTGAACTTGACAAAGTTTGGGCATGCGTTCAAGTCACAATTCCTGATGTTGAAGTGATGAAGTCACAGAATTTCGTTGGTATTGATTTGAACTCGACTTCACATTCAATTGTTGTTGCAAATCATTCAACGGGCAAAGTGAAAAAGCTCGGAAAACAAGTTCCTCATATCAAGAAAAAATATCGTGCAATCAGAAAACGCTTACAACGTCGTGGAATGTTTAAAGAAGTCAAAAAGATAGCAAACCGTGAGCATCGAAAGACAGTCGACGTCTTACACAAGCTCACGACTTCAATCGTCAAAGAAGCGAAGGAAAACAACACAGGAATAAAAATCGAAAATCTAAAAGGCATTCGAAAGCGATGCACGGTAAAATTTAAAAAGCAGAGCAATTTCGTCTTAAACTCTTGGCCATTCTTCATGTTCAAAACAATGATCGAATACAAGGCCAAAAAGTGGGGCGTTGAGCTTCAAGTGATTGATCCGAAATGGACTTCGCAGAAGTGCTCCCGATGCGGTCACGTCGACAAAGACAATCGCAAAGGAAAGGTGTTCAAGTGCACACACTGTGAACACGTTGATCACGCAGATGTGAATGCAGCATTTAACATTGCTGTGGCGCCTGAAGTGATCAGTTTGCAAGAGAAAAGAGATCTTGTAAAGAGGCCGTCTGAAGTCCTCAAAGAGCAATGTCAATCAAAGACAACTCTTGATCCTTGTCCCCTCGCGGGATAAGAAATTCAGTCTAAGAAAGAGGTTATATTATGAAGTTCACATCACTCGTAACAAGTCTCATCACCGCGGCGGCACTTTCGTCAACGTCGTTTGCGGACGACTGTGCTCTAAAACATGATTTCGGAGATGGCAATGGTGCAGTCTGCGCACGTCGACACTTGAACAACGATGACACGCTCGGTGGGTGGGTTGCTGACACTGCGGCCGTTGCACCCACTGCATATGTCGAGCGAACCGCCGTGGTGTATGGGAACGCGAAGATATTCCAACGAGTGTACGTCAAGGGCCATGCTGAAGTCTACGGTGACGCTCGATTGTACGATGATGCACAGATCATGGAGCACGCAAAGGTGTTCGGGAAGTCTAACGTCTATGGGAACGCTCGAGTCGGAGGCCACGTCAGCGTGAGCGGAAATGCATATGTGGGTTGTAGCAGCCAAATCGCAGGCGGCACGTTGATCTTTGGCACCGTCTATTTTTGCACCAACATTTTGAACGTGATAACGACAGGTGTATATTATCAAGGTGAGGTAAAATGATAAAGTGTCAACAATGTGGCTCAACGACTCCTGAAAAGCGATTACCCGCATGGATTTTAGGTAGCCTGCGCTACTGTACACATGCGTATCACAACGTGTACGATAACTCGATTAATGCGTGGGCGTCTCGTAACTATCAAAATTGCGTAGAACATGGCTTTCACGACGACGATCAAAACAAGTCGCTGCAAGAAAATCTCGCCGTGTGGATGATGAATTTGCACACTGAAATCAGTGAAGTGTGGGAAGCTTATCGAGCAGGAAAGTTATTTGAGCCTTGTGACAAGAGCGAAAAATTGAAGGCATTGGGCTTGCCTGCGTTGACGTGTGTTGAAGAGGAGTTCGCTGACATATTTCTTAGACTCGTTGACGACGCAAAGGCGATGAACGTTGATCTCGAAAGAGCAGTGAACGTCAAACACGCGTATAACGTTTCCCGCCCTCACATGCACGGAAAGAAGTGTTAAGTGTACATATTGACAACGAAGATAATTTTTCTTGATTTTGATGGTGTGTTGAACTCAACTCCATTTTTGGAGCGTGAAGGATGGTTCGAAGGGCCGTTGACACAACGGGAGCACAAGTTTAGGTGTGAACACGCAAGTTCAAACGTCGATGTTAGCGACTTGCGCATGATTGATCGCACAAAAGTCATATTGCTGAACCAAATAATTGAGAAGACAGGTGCAAAAGTCGTCATATCGTCTTCGTGGCGCCTGGGAAGAAACGTTGACGACTTGATAGACGCGTTAGAGTATCATGGATTTGTTGGCGAAGTCACGTCAATGACTCCGGAATTGTGTGGCGCCATTCGTGGGGAAGAAATAAGCGAGTGGATGTACGACGCAATGCTACTTCCTGGCGAAGACATTACGTTTGTCATACTCGACGACGATGATGACATGGGAACGCTGCGTGGCAACTTAGTGCAGACGTCAGCGAAATACGGGCTCACACCGTACGATGTCAAAAGAGCGATTGCAGTGTTGAATAAGGATAAAGAAAATGCGAACATCTGAACAAATAGCGTCAACGATTGATCACGCAATTCTCGCTCCTCACTTGACGCAACAGGAGCTTGAGGATGGACTCGACGTTGCAGTCACGTTCGAGGTGGCGTCAGCGTGCGTGAAGCCATGCGACGTGCAAGCAGCAAAGCGCTATGTGGGTGATTGCGTGAAGCTCGCAAGCGTCGTTGGATTTCCACATGGCAACTCGTGTTTGCACACAAAAGAGTACGAAGCGACGTTAGCGTTAGATCACGGCGCTGACGAAATTGACTACGTCATCAACACGTCGAACGTGCTCAACGGTGATTGGTACGCTGTGGCTTGTGAAATGGAACGCTTACACAACGCCGTTCACGCTCGTAGCGGCATCGTCAAGGTGATCTTTGAGACGTGCAACACCGGTGATTACATTCAAATGCTATGTCAATTGGCCGTGAAGACGAACGCTGACTTTGTGAAGACGTCAACGGGATTTGCTTCACACGGTGCAACGCTGTATGACGTTGAGCTCATGACAAAGTGGTGTGAGGGTTCAAAGTGTCAAGTGAAGGCGTCAGGAGGCATCAAGACGCTTGAACAAGTCGAGATGTTTTTGAACGCAGGTGCGACACGAGTGGGAAGTTCGGCAACGAAGAAAATCGTTGAGGAGGCGAGAGCTCGTCAATCATGACGCTCATCACAACGTGAGTGTATGATTACCAATTGATTGTTTAAAAAATTATCTCGATTGAACGAGAGAATTCACGTGTTTCATATCAATGTGTGAAGACAAAGATATTTATTTTGTGATTGTTACGATCAAACAACTTCGTGAACGCATACGACAAGAAACGAATGATGCGTTTCGTTGGAATGAATTTGTAAAATTAATCACTGATGATGTGTCGACAAATTGTTTTGGAATACAAAACAAAAAAGCACGTGAATACGCATCAGATCGTCTTCAACTTCTTGGAAGTTCGTCAAGAGACGTGTTTACGTTGACATCAAAATCGGCGTTGAAGATTGCAAATTCACAACAAGGCGTTGAACAAAACAAGATAGAATATCTAACGTATTCTCAACTTTCAACAACGTCTATTTCTTCGCATATTACAAAAGTTTTACGTGTCGATGATGCATATGCGTGGTTAGTGAGCGAACTCGTAAATCCAGTCAATAAAAAACAATTTGAAAACATAATCGGTTTTAACGAAGATGAGCTTGAAGACATGTGTGATTATGACATTAACAAACGCACAGTGTTTGTACAAAATGATACAAAACATCACAAATATCGCGGCAAAAACAGAGGGTGGTTTTTAAAGTTATTAGAACGTTTTGAACATGAAACTCGCATAGATGTGGGCGATCTGGTTACCCATCGTCAATGGGGTCTTAATACGTCGGGCGAGTTAGTACTTCTTGATTATGGTATAGTGTCTTGACATGTTCTTCAATGAGCTTTGCACGTTGTTCGTCCAACACGTTAGACACCTCGACGGGAGTATAATTCCAACAGTCAACGCCAACGTCGATGTAAGTTCGTGGATCGCCTTCGTTGTGTTGTCGAGCTCCATGCGCGTGTCCGTGTACGACAACTTTTCCGGCATTGTCGCTCATCACGGCTGCATTATAATTGTGACAAAACATTACGTCATTTAAAATGAAGCCGTACATCGTTTTCTGTTTACCGGAATGTAATTTGTTTCTGACGACGTGCCACCCGCAATCTTCATAGAACGAAAACATTCGCTTGTCGTCGTGATTACCAGGAATTAAAATTATTCTCCCGTTCAGACTTTTGATGAGCTCAACGAAATCAGGGCGCTTTTCACACAACGCGTCTTTGTGATAGTTTATGAGCGTGACGTCACCCAAGTATAAAACGCAGTCGTTAGATTTGACGCGCGCGTTCCAACGTGACACAAGTTCGTCATTCATGTGTTCAATAGACGTGAATGGGCGGGAGCAAAATGAAATTATATTGCGATGAAAATAGTGGTGATCGCTGCTTAGGAACAAAGTCATTATTAAAATTGTATACTAATGTTGTGAATATTTATATGTTATGAGCAAACTTGTTGAAATGCGAATCTATGAACTGCTTCTTGAAAAATTCGCGACTGTTGAAAATCCCGAAGAGGTTGTTTATTGCCCTGACTGCAATTTTTCGCACACGTTTGAGAGAGAAGATGCGAAAAAAGCTCATGAAAAGATGGGTGACGTTGAACTGTACGATGAGCTAAGTGAAGAGCGTAGTTAACGCATCACTTTTCTACATACCAATCGGTTGCGACTGCTTCTGAAACTGTAATGGGACAAACAACCCATTCACCGTTGACTTGCCACTCAATCACGTTGTTTAGGCGATATCCAATCAACAATCGCTTGTCATTGTATATGACTTTGCCCGCTTTCATGTGATCCCATGCCTTGAAGAACGTCATGTGCTTATGATTTTTGTGTTCATTAGCTCCCGTACTTGTGACTTCTTGCATTGGAAGTTCAACGGGCACGGCTTGTTCAACAACTTTTACAATGGCAGTCGTGGGAGGATTGATTGGTTGTTGCACAATCGGAGGAGCGGGTGTTTCAATTGATGCTGTCACAACGTTGACGATTTGTTCGATGGGTTTATGACTTATTACTTCTTCTTGCGCAGGTGCAGTGCCTGCAACAACAGCCGAATATTGTTCAAGCGTTATTCTTCCGGCTCGGAAATCATTTATGGCGGTTGAAATGCGATCGTAAAGATTGTTCATTGTCTTATTACATATCGTTTCACCGACAGTAAAAAATGAAAACAAAAAATATCATTTCACGTAGTAATTATTTGCTGACTTCCACTCGTCGTTCATGCGTTCGGGCATTCCAATGTCATCAAACGTGATGAGGCGTGGATTCACAGCCTTTTCGTGCTCAACTTGCACGTCATCTACGTGTGGTTGCATGACATTTCCACCACAAGCGGCCTTCAACAAATACACATGAGATTCATGTAGATCACACACACTAGCCACAAGATTATCGATTCCCGTCGTCAAAGTGCCATTTGTCTTCATTGATTTTCGAAGCACTTCGCACGCACACAGGAATTCGAGCTCAAGCTTCAGCGACTTCTTTGCAAGGTCGTCAGGAGAAGGAATTACGTTGACGCTCGAGTTGCTGAATACGATTTCAAGCGCAGTGCCAAGTTGCTTGTGCAAGTCTACGTTGTTTTCGTCGCCGAGTCCAACGCTCTTTTCTGCGACTGCATCAATTTCAGGCAACACTTCTTCATAAATTCTCTGAAAAAGCAGGTGATTTCCGAAAAAACTATCACCTTTGCTGATCCAATGATGTGTCTGGTGCGTGAAGTAGAGTGCACGTAGCCAAGTGAGCAACACTGAAAGTTCAGGCCTGCTCACGTCTTCCCACTCAGTGAGCATGCGTTGCGTTTGTATTGTGCATTCGTCATTCATTGGAATTTCCTTGGCGTGGCTTTCCCTGAACTGTCTCGTGTTCGCAATAAGCGGTCCATACGTGAGTCCGCGGAAGACATTGGCTTTTCGTTCATTGCTTTTAGTTCGTCTTTGCGTTCATCGTAATACTTCATCCACACGCCTGCAGGCATGTTTATTTCACCGTTGTCGTCAGCCTTTTGCAGGCTTCGCTTTGCGCGAGCGAGTTCTTTTAGGTCTCCTGCGTTTTTGATCGCGTCGATGAAAGGTTTATTTTCAGGTTGCTCAGCAATTTTTGTCCAACGATCTTGTTGCTGTTCAGGTGTTTCAACGTTGTCCCAATCATCACTTTCTTTTATGATCACACTATTAATAAGTGCGTCAATGTTTTCATTTTTCATTTCGTCCCATGACAAAACTCGTCCAAATTTACCACGTTGTTCTTCTTCTTCACGTTCAACTTTACGATGTCGTACATTTTTATATGATGTTGTTGCTGATCTACCCGTTATTTCATTCAACACTTTTCTTGGTTCGTGAAACACGTCCTCTTCAAGAGCCAAGTCTTCACGCTTCTCGATTAGGTCCATCAACTTTTTATAAAGCTTCTCACGATCGATCTCGACGCCGTTCGTTGCCTTCATTGCATTGCAGTAGTTATTACAAGCACCACGTTCCCATGAGTACTCAATGTTTCCATCATAATCTTGTAAAAGTTTGAATGCTTGTGTCTCGTACCACTGATCAGACAATTCAGGAAATTGTTGTTGTTTCCCTGGGTCACCAATTCGCTTGTCGGCGTGTAGTTCAAGCGTCTCTTCGTTGTCACCGTCTTTAAGCGTCGGCTCGTCAAGCAACCGCGTCAAGTAAGTAGCGCGCATCTGATCGTCTGACGGCCACATTGACAAAGCTTCTTTGAGCGACTTTATACCGACGCGCTCTGCAGCGGCTCCCCTGACGGCGGGAGACTTGTCTTTCAACATGTTGTCCAAAAACTTCTCGGGCACCAATCGAGTCGCAAGCTTTCGAACGTGCTCGTCGCTGTGCTTCAGACACTCAACGAACAACGAAACCTTCACGCTCGGCGCCTTGCCAACGTGCGTGAGTTCGTTCATGTCGAGCATGTAGTTCGCGCTCTCGGCGATTGCTCTTGGAACGTAGCCTCGAATGCAGCTACCAAACGATCGTTTTACCTCTTCACAAAATAACGTTGACAGCTTGTTTTCGTTGCGTACGTTGTTCACAATGTTCTCCAGATGTGAAAGCTTTAGTTTCATACTACAACATAAATATATGTCACATGCCTTCTGGAAATCAAAAATAAACTCTTTTCAATTGTGTAAATTTTTGAGAATTTTGTTATACTATTATTCATGGCAAATCTAAGAAGTCATGATATGATGACAAAAAAAGAATACGTACCTGAGTGTTTGTGTGAATCACATGCTCGTGCATTGAACGTGATCCCAAAGTATTCAGCGAAACACGTGTCTGAACTTGAGCCTGACGAAGACGTTGAGTGCGAAAAGTGCTTTGAAGTTGTGATGCGCAGGTTTGGCGTTGCATAAGTGTAAATTTTTGAAGAAAGTGATATATTGCTATCATGGCAAAACGAACTCTGAACATAGTGATAGACTGCGGTGAAAAGACGTGTGCAAGTGAACCTGGCGTCTTTTGTCCAAGACTTTTGACGACGCACTTCGGCACTCGATGGGTGTGTGGTGCTTTTTTTGACAAAGAGTGTAACCCAGTCGTTCTTCGCGAAGATCATGAGGGTGGGTGGTTGCAACGTTGTGATCAGTGTTTGAAGGCGGAGCAAAAAGTCATCCATAATGGAATTTCTGTTGGTGACAAAGTTCAACACGTGCTTGATCTCAACAACGTATATCTCGAACCATACGTTGTTATTGAAGTTCTTGAAGAAGAAGTGAACGTGACGTCTGAACGCGATCCAGATCGTTGGTTTTACATAACTTCAGTCAGAAAGGTATCATAATGTCAAATAAATCATTTCGAAAGTTACCAATCGTCACGTTCGACAATGAACATTGTGACGAGACATGTCCACAGCTCAAAGGATTTGTCACAAAGTGTAAACTTGATTGTCAGCATTTGAAAAGCGAACACGTGAAACTCGTTGAATATCCATCGTTACGATTTGACGATGGTCAGACACGACGATTTCTACGCACAGAAGAGTGCAAGTGGAGCGAGATCTAATGCCATTACCGAGCGGTTCAACGTGGAGATTTTCAAATCTCCCGGAAAAGAATGAAGTCGTGCGCCACCATGACAATCGTCAGACTGCGAACGTCGAGGTTGATGGAGACTACATTTTTATCACTTCAGTGTCTCTCGATGGACGTGCAAGTCACGTGTCAGTACCTGTGTCGACAATGGTAAGGCTGTTAACGGTTGCGGGTAAGATTCGATGAAAATTACAACACACGAACAATACCGCAATTTGCTTGGAATCGTTGAGAACTTGTGCTCGCTCACGCATCTTCTTCCCGGAGAAGCAGAACAACTCGACAAATTGTCTTCAGACGTTGAAGAGTACGAAAAGTTGCATTTTCCAATCGTTGAGAACTTGTGCTCGCTCACGCATCTTCTTCCCGGAGAAGCAGAACAACTCGACAAACTGATCTTCAAGACGTTGAAGAGTACGAAAAGTTGCATTTTCCAATCGATGACACCGCACATCGTCAATAGACAACGCTCAATTCTCGTTGAGTGGTTCGACGGGAGCAAAGAAGTGGGACACGTCGAGATGTGTCTCGACGAGCGCCCTGGCGAATCGTTTTATGAGACACACTCATCACTTGATGAAGAGCACAGAAATAATGGCTACGGCATCATGATGTACGACAAGTGTTTCGAAATCGCCGAGCTGCTTCGCGTGACAGTGAAGTCATCGCTCGTTCCATCAGACGATGCGCTACGCGTCTGGAACTCGCGTTCATTGAACAAGAAGTGGGACATAGCATACATTAACAATCGATATGTTGTGTGTGGGCGACGGGAGCATACTTAATCTCAACATGAAGCTCAAGCTTTCAGAACTAAGAGAAATTGTGAAGCAAACACTGAACGAGCGTGCACACTCAGGAACGTACACGTTGCTCGACAAGTACAATCCCCACATGCACACCGCTGACGACGTGTACCACGCATTGATGAACGAATTTTATGCGGCAGCACCTGAGCTCGAAGTGAAGTCAGCGACAGACCCAGAGTTCGTGAGCTATGCGAATGACATGATGCGCGGAAACGTGCCACAGGACGTGATTAATAATGTAATGTCAAGGTTAAGTAAAAACGCGTGAGATCAGATGTTCAATGATTTTGCTTGTTTGTTGAGCAATTCTCGATAATTTGACTTCTTGATCGCGCGTTCCCACACTATGCGACACACTTTGATGTCGCCAATTCCGATGACTTCTTGTTCATCGACGAACTGTTGAAGTCCACCTACGTCGTACAATCCATCTGGTCCGGAGACAAATTTATTCGGATTGTCAGACACTCTTGCAACAAGAACAAGAACATACGGTTTTTGCTTTGTAACTTGTTCTAACCCAAAAGTCGTCCTCGCCACGCTCTTGTCAAGCGTCCACGAACTGACCTTTTCAACGTACTTGGGATTGAAATCATACGACACGTCTGTCATTCCCTCATCAGGAGACAGTTCAAATTTTGGCGTTATTTCGTCTATGTACTCTTCGCCAACAGCCATGCCACGAAACACGTATTCACTTGTGGGTTCTTTGAACACGTCTTCGTACTCGCCGGAGACAATAAATTTTTTAATTAACTCAACGTCGCTATTGTCAAGTGGAATGTTATCGCGCAAATATGCACCTAAATTTTTGTACAATCGCTTTTCAATCTCGTTATCGTGTTCTTCAACGCCAAGGTACTCACGCTCGTCAGCAAAAGCAACCGTGTCGAGCGCACCCGCTTCTCTGATTAACTTACGAAGGTCGCCAAGTCGAATGCGCATGTCAATTATCGTTGTTGAATGCCTTCAATACAGTTGAAGCAGTACACGAAGTCGTCAACGTTGAAGTCAGAGATTCCGTGCTTCGCTAACGTTCGCATGATTTCAAGCTTGTTAGTCTTGGGAGAAAACTTTGACATTTGATTGTCAATTTGCGTCTGTTGTTGCAATGACAACGTGTTGTCGCCGAGGTACACTAAGCGATAGTTTCGCTTGATGATGTCAGCACCCTCAAGAACTTTTTTGTATGTCTTTTGCTTTCCTAAATTTACCTGTGAGTAGTCAAACAAGTGTTGAATTAAGACGTCGGTGTCAGTTCCCAACATTGGAAAACACTTGGCGGCGGTTTTAAACCCTACACCATCAATGCCCGGAATATGGTCACCACCTATCGGCTCGCCAACTATCGCCTTCGCAACCGCCCAATTTCTTGTCGAAATTCTGAACTCATCAAACACTTGTTCAGCGAGAATGAACGTCTTCTTATGAAAGCTATAAATACGTGTCTTTGCATCTAATAATTGATAAAAGTCTTTGTCGCTCGATGCGACAACTTTATCAACGTTATTAAATTTATTCTTACACAAGTATGCTACGACGTCGTCGCCCTCACAGTCAGGCACGTACAGTTGACAAACGGGAACGTGTTTTAGAATTCCGATGAGCTCGGCTGTTTGAAACGAACGATTTTCTTGACTTTCGGGGATATCTTCGCCATAAAATCGATTAAGTTTTTCCGGAGCACGACCCATTTTATAATCTTTAAAAATCTTACGACGTTTAGTACTTCCACCGCTCTCCCAACAAATGTAGACTTGTTTGGGCTGAATTTCATTGACGAGCTTTCGAAGCGTTTTTAAAAAGCCAATAGTACCCCCGAATTGCGCTCCATCACACGTGAGTTGTGGGAAGACGGCCCACGCCCTCGAAAAAGCGTTTAATGCGTCAATTATTAGAACAGGACGTTCGGTTGCCACGTTAATAATTTATACACCCGTTGCCAACGTGTTTACGCTTGAATTCTCGCCAACGCACCCGTAGTGTACAGCCCAGCAAGTGCGTTCAAATCACTCGCATGTCGTTCTATTGCAACCTCTCTCACCCTCTCGTCATCGTCGCGCTCAAGCGCAACCAACTGTTCATAGCTTCTTCCACTCACGAACTTCGCAACGCTTGCACGCACCATCCAGTTGTCGTATGCAACGAGCGAAATTACCACGTCGTCGTCCACGATGTTTGCAACTATTACGTCAATTGCGTGCCTAGTGTCGGGTCCCGAAATCGCTTCATCCAACATGAGATTAATAATCTGGGTGAGACAGTTTATCATGATTGAAATATAATCTTAACAAATAAAATGTACATCATAGTTTATTTTGTTTAATTTTAAAATTAGTGCAACGTATTCAATCATACAAATTTGAGCTCGATCCCAATAACGCAACGGTGACGTTGTTGAGGAAACATGTGGGAGCTCGTCGATTTGTCTGGAACTGGGCGCTTGCAAAAAGAAATAACTTGTTCAATGAAAATGAAGGAAATGAGAAATTTTCGAATTACGTTCGAGATAGCAAAGAATTAATTCAATTAAAGAAAACTGATCTTACTTGGCTTTATGAAATTTCATCAACTGTACCTACACAAACGTTGCTTGATCTTGATAAGGCGTTTAAAGGTTTTTGGAAACGAAGAAAAAATGGCACTGGATTACCAAAATTTAAAAAACGCGGACAAAGAGACAGTTTTCGAGTGACAAGTAGTATTAAAATTCAATCTCACTACGTTTATTTGCCAAAATTTGGATGGGTGAGAACAAAAGAAAAGAATGTTGACAAGCGTGTCGAAGGCAAAATTCTTTCGGTGACAGTATCAGAGCGCTGTGGAAGATGGTTCGCATCAATTACGACAACGAGAGAAGTCGAAGAAGTCAAGCAGAAAGAAATCATTGCTGAGACTTCAGCCGGTATCGACTTGGGCATTAAGACTTTTGCAACGTTTTCTGACGGAACAAAAATTGAACCTCTTCGAGCACTCAAGAGGTTTGAGAAAAAGTTGAAAAGAGCTCAAAGAAAATTTTCAAAGAAAAAGAAGGGATCAAAGAACAGAGAAAAAGCAAAGAAAAAAGTTCAAAAAATTCACTTTGACATCTCAAACATGAGATTAAACTTCATTCATCAAATCACAAACACGCTATCGAAAATCAAGTCAGCGATTGTGATTGAAGATCTAAAAATCTTAGAAATGAAGTTTCAAAAACAAGTGAGAGATGCTGCGTTCGGAATGTTTCGATCGTGTTTAACTTATAAATGTTCATGGCGTGGGATTAACTTATTCGTCGCAAATCAGTGGTTTGCTTCGTCAAAGTTATGTTCATGTTGTGGACACAAGTACGAAAAGCTGAAGTTAAATGACAGAGAATGGGTTTGTGAAAAGTGTGGAATACACCACGATAGAGACGTGAACGCAGCAAAAAACTTATTGAATAATCTTAAAAATAGTGTACCGGTGAGTTGCCGGGATCAAGGAAAGTCTTCATTCAAAAAAGGACGATCCAAAAAGTCTGTGGAGAAACCTCTTGCGGGAGTTCAGTTTAACGAATTTAGCAATGTTATCTATGAAACAGAAAGTGAAAACGTTTCACAAACTAATTATCGATTGCGCGCGCTCGAGTGAGACATGCATTCAATATAAATTTATACGTCAAAACATACATTGTTTATTATGAATAATCATGTCAATCAAAGAATTGTCTCCTGAAGAAATCGTTGCAAACTATGACAAGTTTCGTTCTTTTTGCGAAAAGTTGGGAGACCGCAGCGAGGCAGTGTTGAAGATGGTAGATGAGTTAAGCGAACGTCTCGCGCTTGCACCGGCATCAGGTTCACCCAAGAAACATAGTGCGTTTAGTGGTGGATTAATTCATCACACTCTAAACGTTCTCAAAAACATTCTGATAGTCAACAAGGCTTTCAAGTGGGAGCTTCCACAGGAGAGCATGATCATCGTTGCGCTGTTCCACGACTTAGGCAAGGTTGGTTTGCCTGGCGGGAGCGAAAATAACTTTTATATCCCACAGACTGACGATTGGCGCAGAAACAAACTTGGTGAGATGTACACGTACAACAATAACCTAACGTTCATGGAGACGGGTGACAGGACGATGTACGTGCTTCAGCACTATGGAATACAATTGACTCCTGACGAGTGGGTCGCCATAAAGACGAGTGATGGATACGTCGTGGACGAGAACAAGAAATATTGTCTTAAAGTGTCTAATTTGACGACAGCTATACAAATCGCTGATTATGTTGCCACTGCGAGTGAGAAGGAATGAATTTAATCACATGACGCGTAGCACTGCGATCCTCTGGGCATTGATTGGTCGCTCCCGTGTCTAGTTTAGTAAGAGCGCGTCGTGTGATAATTTTTAGGAGATAAAAAATGTCATCTGAACTAATTGAAGACGTTGAAGACGAAGCGGGTGCGTCAGTCATGTTGGCGATGACTGTACACAAATGTGCATTTTTGTCAATTAATGACACACGTGATTCTGTGGCATTTTGTCTCATACCGTCCCCCGAAGGAATTAGACACGCCAAGGCGATAGAAAATGCGTTGGCAGAGTGGCGAAGATTTGTGAGCGAGGAGTGACATGAAAACAGTACAACAATGTGTAGATTTTTTGAACGAAGCGCTTGCACTTGATCCGGTGGCGATTAGTGATCTAATGTTAATACATTACGTTTGTAATGAAAAACTTGCGGATCATCCGACGATACAAGTATGTGGATCGTCAAAAGTAAAACTTATCAGCGCTTTTGGACTTTTGAACGGGTTGTTTGGCACCATCGGTGACACAGGCGTGGGACACATGTTCTACGAAGTCGACGAAGTAAACGGGAAGCGCGTCATCACGAAGTTTGGACTCGTTGGCGATCCAAATAAATTTTTGAGCGATGTGCCGCAATGTTAGTAAAGTGAAATATTTATATACATGTTTTTGAATGAACGCTTAGTTTCGTCTGAACCTGTGCAACGCGCAGTCGAACGCATGGAAGACGCAAGGACACGTGGAGGCGTTGATGGAATGATCAAGGCGACCGCCCGTCGCGTCATGGCAATGATAGATGCATCAAAGCTAAGAGGCATTGAACTTGCAATTGAGTACATGATTGATGCGGGTGCAGACGATTTTCAAGACTTTACTCCTGAACAGGTGAGACTACTACGCGCGGTTGCACAAACTGCAAAAGAAAAGATTAACGAAGATTTGGTGCGAAAGTACGTGTCTTTGGTCGTTGAAAAGCGCGCTACTACAAATCACTACAAGACGGTGTGCAAAGAGTGTGGTGACGTGATAAATCAGTGCAGGTGTCCGGGAGACAAAAAAATAACCTATGAAGTCTGTGAAAAGTGCAGCGAAATCAATGAACTTGACGTTGAAGAAGACAATGAAGAATTAGACGAGATGTCAACGTGTGCAGGCATAAGCGGTGTAACTTTGACATTAGGTATGTCACCGCCAAATTCAACGTCTTCACCCAAAAAGAGAGCGACGTGGAAATGAAAACAACTGTTTCAAAGTTACGTACGCTAATTCGTGAGTATCTTGAAGTTCCACGCGAAGAGCTCGTCAAGATGATTAATGACATGCCTCCCGACGAAGTCGCGACTGAAGACTACGTTGATGATTGTGGCGAAGTGTTATTGTCGAAGGGTGAACGTGGCGTTGACTCTTACGTACACGAAAAACATCCAAAGTCAACACCCACAAAATGGTACGACGAAGATGACTTTGACGACTACGAAGACGATGATGACTACAACGTTGTTAGCAGCGATTTGCTCATGAACGCAGTGAAAGAGTTTGCGTCGCACGTCAGCAACGACTTACCTGATGACACTGACGCGCAGAACGTTGCACCTGACATGGTCGAAAGCTTCTTCTACGAGTATCCACAGTGGGAAGAGTGGGCACGGAAAGCAAATATGAAAAAATACATTGTGAAGGAGATCGTGACAGATGCAGTCTATGACGCACTGACAAAATAAAACTTATACTCTGATAACGTCTTAGTTTAATATCAAACACGAAAACAAAGAAGAACATACGTTGAAAGATTTGAAAATCTTCAATGTATCGTAAAAAGATTGAAATTAATATGGGTCGTACATGGTCATTATCTGAACTAAACGCTATAATTGATAAAAGACTTACGGGTATAGCAACAAGTCTTCAAACGTCAAAATTAGTTCCTGTTAATGTTAGTAATGCATCATCACCCGAAGTTGGTCAAGTATTAACAGCAACGTCAAAAACGACAGCATCGTGGAAAAATTCTTCCGGTGGAGCACCGCTTGGTACGTCAATACCAATTGCTGAGTCACCTGGTGCGACGGGTGTTGTTGGAAATGAAAATGCGGCTGCACACGCAGATCACGTACATGCGCTTCCACCGTTTGGAACCAGCGCAGGCACATTTTGTGAAGGAAATGATTCTAGAATTGGCGGTGGCGCGCCACTAAATACGCTCGTGTCCGTACAAACAAACATAGATTTAATAACGACGGCAAATACTGTGATTGATACTCGTCCGTCTTCACCGCCTGGTCCTGGTCGGTGGAAGTTGGTTTCAATTGATTTACGCGTATTAACGCCGGTTTCCGGCGCGCCGGATTCTTTTTCAAACGTAAAGATCGGATCAACACCAGGAGGTAGTGAAATTATACTCAATCAAGTCATTATGCCAACGTCAGTTACGGGTGATATTGTTGGTGGATTATCACTCATGACGTTAGGAACTGACATGGGACAATTAAATGGATTCGAAGCGATATATCCGGCGTCAAAGACAATATACGCAAGTGTCAGTGGTTCAGGTACATTAACATCTGGTGAAATAACTGCGTATTTACTTTGGCAAGGATTGCCCTAGGACGGACATCATGCCGCGTAAATTCTGGACATCCTATAGTGCTCTAGTTGCAAACTATTACACTAATCAAAAAGTTAATAACCTTTTGTATAATACTTCTGGTATCTGGACTGAAAGTACATTGATAAATTCACCACCGCCTGGTGTAAACTTAATTTCTATGTCGATTGGAGCGGCAACAATTGGAAATGCACGTTGTTTGAGAACGAACTATTCTACAAATAGTGTTATACCAATAACATGTATAAATGGAACGTGGTCTTCGGGTGCAAGTGTTGGACTAACCGGAGGAGGTTCTTCAACGTCTGTCGCTGTTTCATTTGATGGTAAACATGCATTAATTTCAAATGATAACTCAAATACGGTGTCAGCCGTTATGTTTAACGAAGGTACCGGATTATGGGTGCAGAACGGGTACGTAATTTTACCAGAGACCAATTTAACAAGCGTTGGTATTTCTCCTGATGGTTTACGTGGCACGTGCGTAGGAAAATATTATTCTATTATTGCATACACATTATTTCGTGATCCAATCACAAATGTTTGGAATTTTGATACGTCAATTGGTTTGACACCTGGTGCAGGTATACGTTATTTTTGTATTTCATTTGATCCCACTGGAACTATTTGTTTAGTTGGAAGTAATACGGATGGCGTTGACGGTTCTGCGTTGTTTTGGGACGGTTCTAGCTGGACACGGTCAGTTATACCATTTAAATTTGCAGCGTCACGATGGTTAGCAGATGGTAAGACTGTGCTGGCTGCTAGCGGTAATATTTCAGGACGATATATATTGATATTAAATTATGATCCAATTACTAAGATTTTTAGTTTAAGACAAACTGTGTCAGTCGCGGGTGGCAGTGCCGATCTTTGGGGTATTTCAGTTCCTGAACTAGGTAGACAAGATATAGCTCTTGCGACACTGTTCAACACTAATCAATTAGTTCCTTTTACGAATACTATGGGTGTGTGGTCAGCGGGTACGCCAATTGATTCGCCAAATTTTAATGCTCCGTTAGGAAGCGTTATTATGCCGATACTCTAATAAGCAACTACCATTATATTTGTACTCCTATAGCGTCTTAGCTTAATATCATTATCAGACACGAACGGTGTCCCAACAAAACAAAAGAAAGAAAAAGAGAAAACAAAATGGCAATTGATTTAGACGCAATTCGAAAAAAGTTGGCTGAACTCAAGGGTGAGAATCGTGGTGGAGAGATCAATTACTTCTTCCCAGAAGCAGGTGAGACAAGGGTGCGGTGTCTTCCGTGGAAGAACGCTCCAGCCGAGTCGCCAATCATTGAACTTTCGTTCTACAAGATCGGAAATAACAAGCGCACTCTCGCGTTGTATCAGTTTGGCCTTCCTGATCCGATTCACGACTTCCGCATGAAGTTGTACAAGACGAAGAAGGAAGACGACAAGAAAATTGCAAACAGCTTGCGCCCAAAGATGAGCGGTTACCTACCCACCGTGCTACGTGGTAAGGAAGACGACGGCGTGAAGGTGTGGATGTTCAGTCCGTTCGTCTACAAGCGATTACTTGGATTTTGGTTGAACGAGGACTATGGCGATGTCACGAGCCCGACAGAGGGATACGATCTCATTATCAAGATGTCACCCTCTGCAAATGGCAAGATGTTCAATGGCAAACCGGTGCTTGATACCGAAATTGATCCCAAGCCCAAGTCAACGCCGCTACATGCTGATCCTGCGGTTGCGCAAAAGCTGCTCGATGCGGTTCCAGACTTCTTGACGTACATCAAGAAGCAGCTCAAGTCCGCACAGGAGCTCGAGGGAATGCTTGACACCTGGTTGAACGGCGGTGACGAAGAGAAGTCAGATGGCACCGAGAAGGGTTCAACTACGAGTTCAACCGATCTTGACAAGTTAGTTGACGAGGTCGCCGAAGCGAAGCCCGCAAAGAAGGAAGAGAAAGTTGCTGCAAAGCACGCAGGCGATGCAAAGCAGAAGCTGGACGCTGCGTTTGATGAGCTAATGGAAGATGGCGACGACGAGTAGAAGTTAATCATAAGTTGATCGTGCCTCGAAAGAGGCACGATGTCTTTAAACACCGTGAAGTTCATTGTTTAAATTCAAATGAACGAATTGTTCGGAAAGAAGAAAATATGGAAATGTGTGGATATGAGCAATCGAGTGATAAATTTTTTGTGAAGGCATTCATACTGAGCGATCTTGCTCAAATTGTGGGTCCACTTACGCTTTGTTGTGCAGAATCGTTGGCACAGACATTATCGACTATAACATATGCTAATAATGTTCCACGTTATTCAAAGGTTGAAGTAGTACTTGCAACGACAGACAAGTAAAACGCGAACAGTCAATCGTGCCTTCTGAATGACTTCTCGAGGCACGATGTCTTTAAATGGAGTGGTCACAATTGTTTGACGTGTTTGACGTGATGGCATAGAATTAAAATGCACGAAGAGGAACTATGGCAAAAAAAGAGAAGACAGTTGCACCGGTCGTTCAGGAAAATGCTGAAGTCGCAGACTTTTCTGCACAATTGATAAAAGACATCAATAAAGAACTTGGGTGTCAGTGTGCGTACAACTTGGAGGAACAGCTTGCACCCACGACGGTGAAGAGGTGGATTGGCACAGGAAGTGTGCAACTTGATTACATCATTCGAAACGCAGCTGGAGGTGGGTATCCCGAAGGAAGAATTATTGAGATAAGCGGGTTACCTTCGTCAGGGAAATCGCATTTTGCGTTTTTGACAGCCGCTATAATACAAAAGATGGGTGGTCTCGTCGTTTACATTGACACCGAAAATGCAACAATGTTGGACAAGCTCCAGATCATGGGCATTGACGTGAAGAAGCGGTTTGTGTATGTGCAGACGCAGTGCACAGAAGAGGTATTCAAGATCATTGAGAGCACGATCACGAAAGCAAAGAATTTAGCTGGCAAAGACATTCCTATCTTAATTGTCTGGGATTCGATTGCTGCGACTTCGCCAAAAGCTGAACTCGATGGTGACTATGACGCGCAAACAATGGGATTACAAGCGAGGGTGTTGTCAAAAGGAATGAGGAAAATTACAGGTTTTGTCGGTGCGAATAATGTAACATTCTTGATGTTAAATCAATTACGAGACAAGATTGGCGGCTTTATTGGACACGGTGATCCATATGTGACAAGCGGGGGCAAAGCAGTACCTTTCCATGCTTCTGTGCGTTTGCGTATTGCCGGTGGGCAAAAAATCAAAGACGAAAAAGGAAATACGATTGGCATTACAGTTAACGTTGAAACAAAGAAAAATAAAGTCGCGCCGCCTTATCGAAAATGTGAATTTGATATCATTTATGGACGTGGTATCAAAGAAGGAAAATACGTTTTTGATGTTGTAAGAGCGTATTGTGATGAAAATAAAGTCATACGCGATGGCAAAGAAATAAAGATATCAGGCAGTAGCACCTGGAAATCATTAGTCGTGTCAAATCCAACTACTGGAGAAATTCTTTGTGAAAAGAAATTCTATAAGGATGATTTTGACGCATTGATGCATGATGAAGAATTTGGTAAATACATCATGCAAGTGATTGATGCAGCATACGTTCTTGACGTAGGACAGTTGGGAAACATAACTGAAGGTGATAGCGATGTGACAGTCGACGAAGGTGAAGACGTAATTTAACGTCATCCTACTTATTACATGAAGGCGGCGCTGAAGAACACTCGGCGTCGTCTTGTTATATGTCGTTAGTCCGCCAAATTCATTAAGAATTTAGGTAGGTTTGGTGTATGAGTCAACGTAAGTCTTATTTCCAATTAGTATGACATTTTTACGTACGACTGATCTTCCTTCAACGCGCACGCTGTCACAAACTCGCGCAGTCTCACGCAGTCTCGTGCACCCACGACGTAGGACTCACGTTTGCGGTGTCGTCTACGAGTCCACCAAGTGAGCCGTCAGTTACGTGTCGATGAGCGGTTACAAAATCAAATTGAGACATTTCACACGCAGTTATACAACGAGCAATTGTTCAGCATCCAGTGATTTGTTGAACCCACCCACGTCGTACTATTTTCGACAACATTATCGTCACACACTATTGAACGAGGTGATACTTTTGAAGTACCCAACACTTTTGCAGTATCAAATACAATCGCACTCTCGTGAACGTAACAAGTCGGATCAACGTATGCGGTGTCAGCAACCAAACCGCCAAGCAACCCGTCGGGATTAACGTGACGATGCGCAGTGCAGCCGCCGGAGCCAAAATCATGTGTCATCATAGTAATCTTTTTATCTCCGCAAAACGACGTGTAACGATGAGGTGCCCAACGTCGCCAACCTTGAAGACATCGGAATCCGGGTGAATTTGTGAAGAGCGCACGTTTATGTCATAGTCAAGCGCGTCGATGTGAACACAAAACAATTCATCTACGCTGTGATAATCATCGTCGTACTTTTGAAGTACCTCTGACATTCCCAAGTTAACGCCAAGTTCAATTCTCGTCATGAAACGTATTATAACATCACTTGATATCTTTTACAAATTCCGGATAGTACTTCTTGTGTAAAGTAACCAACTCTTTCTTCAAAGAAGCGTACGCTTGCTTATTGAGCTTGTCAAAGAACTTCATATCTCCCGTCGTCGTGAACGCGTTGATTTCGTCGACGATTGAGCTTGCCGCATATCCCATTTTGAACAAGATGTCAGACATGCACTCGATGAGCTTTGCGCGCTCGTCTAGACATTTTCTGTTCGCATTGTGCGTTTTTTGAATTGTATTAACAACTTTATTTTTATATTCAGAGTTTAAATAATATAACGCATGAGTAAGTTCGTGTTTTTCAGTTGAAGTACCAGGTACAGCACCGATCAAGTACGCCTTGTCACACTCAGTCATGATCAGTTTATAGATGCCATGCATGATTTCGTCGTAGTGATTTGGATCAGGAATTCCCAAGTCGTGCACTTTGCCGATGACTTCTGCGGGTGCATTGAAGCCTGACCAGTCAGATGCGTAGTAAAATGCATGTGGATTTGATCCTTCTTTTTTGTTCGTTAACGTGTACCACCTGATGTATTCAGCCCACGTAAATGTTTTTCCATAAAAGCGTGGATTAGTGCTTTCGTAGAACTCTTGATAACGTAAGAATGCGTAGCATAAGTCAATGTGTTGTGTAAAAGACAACATGTACACGCCTTCACGCATCTTTTTTAGTTGGAACATGATGAGATAATATGCTCCGGTTGTGTACGTTTACAACGAAAAGTGATATCATGAGTACATGACAGAAAAACAATTCAAGACTTTAAAATACTTGGGTTATGCGGTGTTTTTTGCGGTGATGAACGTTGGTGCGCTCCACATTATTGCAAACACATTGTGTTGCATCGCAATGATTTGTGTAATATATCACGATTGGAAAAATTGATGCAAAATTTTAATCACTCTGCAATCGCAGCCTTCATTGGCGCTCGACTTCAACACCCGAACCCACCGTGCAATGGCTTGGGTCGTGTTTCGTCGATAAAAGTAGCACAATATAAGACGAAATTTGACAGCGTGCGAATTTACTGTAATCTTGCTAACGATAAACTCATTGACGACGAGTGGCGCAGTCGTCACGATTGTGAACCCACGCAAGAGTTCATTGATAAATGTTGGGAGCGAGACGCTGAACATTATCGTAGATGTTACGTTGAAATGGTTGAATTGCTTAATGGTTACGCGGCATTCTTTGATGGTGCAGACTATTATGTGCTCCTGTGTGCAAGTGAAGAAGAACTTGATGCAGTGATTGAAAGTCGTAATGTAAACGAATGTCACTGTGGCATATATGACGGGCCAAGCATTAGCGGGAGAAAGTTTTCATCTTACGATGAGCTCAAAGAGTGCGTGAAAAAAGTGATGCGTCGAGTTCCCGGACCAGTTTACAACGTTGAACGATGATTTAATATAGGATTGTTGAGAAATTAACCTTCTCACAAAGGAGAAAATGAAATGGATAGCTTATTTACAAGTTTGTTTGGACGTGATTATGATCCATACACGTGGAAAGTAACGACAACGTATGATAACGTGAAAGATAAAGACAATGTTAGAAAGCACGTAAAAGATGATGGAAAATTTGTCATGTCGATAGATCTTCCTGGCGTAAAACGTTCTGATGTCAACGTGACGATAGATAAACAACGTCTTTTCATCGATGCAAGTCGTGATGGAAAAATGAAAAATTATTGGTATGACATTCATGACGACTATGACTTGAACGCAATCGACTGTGCTCTTGCTGACGGCGTGCTGACGATCACGATTGCGAAGAAGGTAAAGCAGCCAGAAAGTCAGCTTCGAAAAGTGACAGTGCGATAGTTTGTGCGATTTCATGATTTGAATGGGTTGCTTTTTTTGCAGCCCATTTGTGTATTCTTTTTGAGAATGTGATATATTGAGATCTCATGGAAAACATGAACGATTGGATCATCAGTGAAACAGGCGAAGTTCGACGATCAGACGTACGTAGTCACATTGATCCATATTTTTCGAGCGTTGTTCTTTCACGCGTAACAAAAGAATTTTTAGAGAGCGACAATGGACACGTAGCGATTGGCGGTGTGATGGCAATTGACAAAATTGCGCAAAAAGCAGAGGTTGAATTTGAGCTGAACGACGGCCCTGTTTTTGTGAATCTACAAGATCTTATTGTTGTAACATTTGAGGATAGTTTATGAAAGCAGCATGGTTAACTGACATACACCTGAACTGTTTGGGAAACGACGGCACGACACCTCAACGTCGACAAATGCTCAAGAAAATGTTTTTTGAGAGCGTCGCTGACGACAATCCTGACGTAATTTTCATCACCGGTGACGTGTCGACGGGAACAGAAATTGTGAATGATCTTGCATTGCTCGAGAGTATCACACGTCGTCCCATCTACTTTGTTTGTGGTAACCATGATTTTTATGGATCAAGCTTCGACGATGTCACGACGAAGCTCGCAGTGACATCTCAAACGTCTGACAATCTAAAGTACTTGTACGCATGTCCCACTCCACGAAAACTGACAGACACGACTTGCGTCGTGGGCGCCGATGGGTGGTACGACATGTTACATGGCGATTGGCGAACGAGCGAATACGTGCTCAATGATTGGTTCAGAATTTCTGACTTTTACATGTCAAACGTTGAACCAGGCGAAAAACACCATGGCGTCGACATCAAACACATAATCAACGTGAGTCGCAAACACGCTCAAGAGTGTGCACAACATGTATTAAATAACGTTCAAAGAGCGGTCGCGGGAGGTTATACACACGTTGTCATATTGACGCACGTGCCACCATTCACAAGTCTTCATTTGTTCGAAGGGCGCCACGCGACGAAAGATGCGTTACCTTATTACACATCCAAAATCATGGGCGACATGTTGCTTGGTGTTGCAGAAAAGTATCAAAACGTGAAATTTACGTGTTTGTCAGGTCACACACATGGCAAAGCGCGAGAAATAATTCGTAATAATTTGACTTGCATCGTTGGTGGTGCCGAATACGGGCGACCTAGACATCAAATTATCGAACTACGGTAGTGTGTATTCGTTGATTGTGCCTGCGGCATTTGATTGGTAATGAACGTCAATTGACAATAAACCAACATTCGCAGAAGCAGTTCCTGATCCTGGTTTTGCGGCGTTATACGTGTCTGCCGCGCTGGATCCGCTACGAAATACTCGTAAAATTCCAATCGCCGACACGTTGTTCGCTACGTTTGCTGGTGCAATTTGTGCGAATTCGTTTTTTTGCTGTACGTTCAACATGCTTGCACTGACCGGCAGTGACAAACTTCCAGTTGTCCACGTCGTTGGAAACGCTTGTCCTCTCGGACACCATCCCCATTGAAAGCCAAAGTTCACCGACTGTGTTACGTTGAGCGTTGGCGCGGCACAAGGTAACCAATGAATGTGTGGGTGCACGCTTGAACTAACGTTCCACGAATGAGGCATTTGAAATTTATACGTTAAATTGTCTGATTGCGCGGTTCTAAAAAATAATAAATTGACGGAGAACAAAAACGGTTCATTTGTCAGTGCACCAGCGCCTGAAGCTTGATCTGCGTTACCAATTAAATCTGTCCACGTGCCGCCGCTTCCGGAACTGTATATGTAAGGAACTGACGCAGTGACTGCTTGTGAAATTATACTCCCGCTCGATTGTTTAATTGTTGTGTCTATCGATGAACTTACTTGTTTTATTGTGAGATCAATGCTCGATGACATGTTTGTTGAATTGGTTTCGTCAGTCGTTGCACGTGTTGCAAACGAACTCGACGTTGCAAACGAACTCGCTTCGTCAATCGTTAGTCTTGCTGCGATTGATGAACTTACTTGTTTGATGGTTATATCAATTGAACTTGATAGTGCGGATCCCGAAGTACACACAACGACGTTGTCGTTAATTGACAGCCTTGCAAAAGCACCGTCGTCAAACAAGTTTAATCCACTACCGGAGACTGAAAACGTGTGTCCATTTGGAACTGATCCGGTGGGTGCAAGCAAAAGATAGTAAGCAAATTGATCTGCAAACGTGAATGTTTTCTGGCTGCTTGAAACAGCGTTAACAATTAGTCTCCCACCTGGTCCCTCGTCTAACACGGTTATCCCGCTTCCAGGTGAAAACATGCGATTGTTTGGCGTCGCAAGCGATAATCCTAACGTCAAGTACGATGGTGCTTCGAGATCGCTTATCGTGTCAGACGTGATTGTACTCGCCGACAGTACATTTGTTACAATACCTTGGCTTGCAGTCATTGGCGTGCTGATTTCAAGATCAAATCCATCACAATATGAGACGACGCCATGTGAATTATCGATTGTGGTGCGCATAGAACTAACAAATAAATATTTGATACGCGAACATCACAAATGTTTAAAATCGTTACATGAACATTGTTTATCATAGTGACGCGTTACCCGTGTTGAAAAATATTGATAACGAGAGCGTGACATTGTGCGTGATTGATCCACCTTTTGCGACAGGTCACACGCAACAGTTACAATCGGTGAAGTCGATAAGATCGTCAGAGGGTGTCAAGGGTTTTGGTGGAAACACGTACACGAACAAAGTGGTGTCTAAAGCTTCGTATGAAGACAAGTTTGACGACTACGTGAAAGATTTTCTTGAACCGCACTTGGTAGAAGTTAAACGAATTCTCACGAACAACGGAACCTTGTGTCTACACTTAGACTGGCGCGCTGAACACGAAGCGAGAGTGTACTTAGACGCATTATTTGGGAAAGATTGTTTTGTGAATTCTCTGATATGGTCGTTTAATTTCGGTGGGAGAGGAAAGCGATGTTTCCCGCGAAAACACAACACAATCTTGGTGTATTCAAAGACACCTGATGGGCACATCTTCAATTATAATGACGTGGATCGTATCCCGTACAAAGCGCCCTCGTTGCAAAAAACCAAGGAACGTGCTGAAGCCGGACAAATTCCGACTGACGTTTGGGAGCTTGGAATCGTTGGAACGAACGCTCATGAACGTGTGAATTATGTTTCACAAAAGCCCGAGAAGTTGGTGAAGCGATTGATCACAGCTTTTTCAAACAAGGGTGACACCGTGCTTGACTTTTGTGCCGGGTCAGGAACGACGGGTGCAAGTGCGGTTGCGCTTGATCGTAAGTTCATTCTCGTCGACATGAACATAGAAGCGATTGAGACGATGAAGAAGAGATTTAGCGCCCTCGATGTGACGTATGCGTGATACGACATTGTATAAATTGATTACTTTAAAAACACAAAATGTCAGACAGCAAACAGATGACGTCATCAGTAACGTTTAATCAATTCGGTAAAGCGTTCCAAGAACGCGTGTTAACGTCTATGATCGTCGACAAACACTTTGCCGAGAACATTCTCGAGGTGTTTAACACGAATTATTTCGACCTGAAATATTTACAGTTTCTCGCGGAGAAGTACCTGGGATATGCCAAAAAGTACAAGACTTTTCCTTCGTTGCAAATACTACTCACGATAGTGCGTGATGAGCTCAAGACGGGCACTGATGCAGCTCTTCGTGAACAAGTCGTTGAGTACATAAAAAGAGTTCATGCAAACACAGACGCATGTGACTTGCCATTTGTCAAAGAAAAGGCGCTTGAGTTCTGTAGGCGCCAAGCGTTGAGAAGCGCATTTGAAAAGGCTCTTGACAACATTGAACAAGAAAAGTACGATGACATCGTAAAAGACATAAGGGACGCGATTGGCGTGGGTCAGACGCCATCGTTAGGATTAGAGCTACTTGAAGACTTTGATGCACGATTTACAGATAAATCAAGGGACGTAATATCGACGGGATTAGATGCGTTAGACACAAAATTTAATGGTGGATTAGGACGCGGGGAGCTCGCGTGTGTAATCGCGTCGTCCGGGGTGGGAAAAAGTCATTTTTTGGTACAAATGGCATCAAATTGTTTACGTCAAAAGAAAAATGTCGTGTACTACACGTTTGAACTTTATGAACCGCAAGTGTCGTGTCGCATAGACACGAACATGTGTGACATAGATTATAATGATCTTTCGCCAATGCAAAGCACCCCAGAAGCGAAGCAAAAAGCGTTGGAAATGCAGAAAAACGTACAAAAAATGTATGGTGATATGGACATCGGGAGATTATTTGTAAAGTTCTTTCCGACAAAAACTGCGACAGTGAACACTTTACGAAATCATTTAGAACGTTTGGAGCTCAAAAAAGGTTTTGTGCCCGATATGGTCGTTCTTGACTATGCTGACATCATGAAACCGTCACAAAAGTACAATGAAAAACGCGATGAGCTACAGTCTCTTTATCAAGAGCTTCGAGCTTTTGCATATGAGAAGAATATTGCTCTCCATACTGCGTGTCAGTCAAACCGCGGTGGTGCAAGTAAAAACGTAGTTGATAGTGATGACATTGCAGATGCATTTAGTAAAGTTGCAGAGTGTGATGTTGTGATGACATTGTCGAGAAAGTCAATAGAAAAAGCTTCCGGTGCTGCAAGGTTATTTTTGACAAAAAGTCGCGTTGGAACAGACGGATGGCTTTGGAACATGCAAGTCAACACTGCGCGTTCAAAATTTAAAATATTGGGTGAAGCTCAAACGCTTGAAGACACAAACAAGGACGACGATAGTGATCTAAAGAAACAGCTCAAGGACAAATGGAATTCGTTGCATCCTGACCTCAAGAACTGAGTTGTATACAATAATTACAGAAGCTTGGCTTACATATCCCAAGAGAGAACAATGACGTACACACATGATGAAGCGTATCAGGCAAGTTTTGAGTATTTTGGTGATGATGCCCTCGCGGCAGACGTGTTCGTGAACAAATATGCATTGAGAGACGTAGACGGAAATCTAACAGAGAAAACACCTGTCGACATGCATCACAGGTTGGCGAAAGAATTTGCTCGCATTGAGCAAAGATACGCTAATCCGATGGGTGAAGATGAGATATTTGAGCTCCTGTCGTCATGGAAAGTTGTGCCACAAGGTAGCCCAATGGCCGCGATAGGCGATGAACACAGGCTTCAGTCATTGTCAAATTGCTTTGTCGTTGACTTGCACGACAGCTATGGTGGGATTTTGAAGACTGATCAAGAGCTCGTTCAGATAATGAAGCGCCGCGGCGGTGTCGGCATTGACTTGTCGGCTCTTCGTCCACGTGGGACAAAGACAAAGAACGCAGCACGCACCACTGACGGCATCAAGGTGTTCATGGAGCGCTTCAGCAACACGACGAGGGAAGTTGCGCAAGGCGGCAGGCGTGGCGCTTTGATGCAGCTGATATCGTGCCACGCATTAGAGGTCGACACTTTCATCGACGCAAAGCGTGACAAGACTAAGATTACAGGCGCAAACGTCTCAGTGAAGTACACTGACGAGTTCATGAACGCGCTTGAAAGTGGTGAAGAGTATGAACAACGATTTCCCGTTGACAAGGACGTTGAGCACGTAATTTCACGCAAAGTGAAGGCGTCTGAAATCTGGAACAAGACGGTGTCTGCGGCTCATGCATGTGCTGAACCGGGTGTAATGTTTTGGGACACGATAATAAAGAATTCACCAGCGGATTGTTACTCGGATGATGGGTTTAAAACAATTGCATCAAATCCTTGCTCTGAACTCCCGTTGTGTGCGTACGACGCTTGCCGTCTGGTTGTCGTAAATTTGAGTAAGTTTATCAAAAATAAGTTTACGCCTGAAGCGAC